GTTGCAGAAGGTGCAGCGTTTACAGAATTTAGTAGATCATTACATGTTACAGAAACATTTGAACCCCCTGATAATTGGGCTAGGATACGTGCCGGAGACTATGGTTATAGCAGTCCCTCTTGTGTTCTTTGGGGTGCTATAGATTGGGATAGTAATATCTGGATTTATAGAGAACTGTATATAAAGAATAGAACTGGTGAAAGCTTAGGCGATCTAATACTGGAAATGGAAAGAAATGATCCACAAATGCAAATTTCTGTATTGGATACAAGCTGTTGGAATAAAGTAGGATTAGGACCTAGTATAGCAGAAACAATGAATAGAAAAGGTTGTAGATGGATACCAGCTGATAGAAATAGATTAGCAGGTAAAATAGAAATTCACAGAAGGTTAGCTTGTGATAGTAATGGACAACCAAGAGTACGAATTATGGATATATGTACAAATTTAATTAGAACGCTACCTGTGTTACCTCTTTCAAAGCATAATCCAGAGGATGTAGATACAAGAGCTGACGATCACGCATATGATGCATTGAGATACATGATGATGGTGAGATCATTGCATAATGCAAGTACACCGTATTATTCTAATAGACAAATGCAAAGACATGTTCCTGCATTTAGTGAGGAGTTTGGATACTGATGGCTGAAGAAGAATTTGAAAAAACCATAATTGGTGAAGGTATAACACCACGTATAGAAGGATTAACTACTGATGAAGTAGATGAATTACTAGCATACAGAACAGTATATAATGCTCTATTTACTGATAAAAAAATTCCTTCAGTATTAGAATTACAAAAAAAAGCAAAAGAAGATACTCTTACAATTAGAGATGCTATAGCTAGTAGATTTTATGTACAGGGAATAATCCACGATGATATAAAATCTTTTGATAATTTTCCTAAAGAAGACATTGCTAAAATTAAAGAAATTTATGCTGTTTTTCCAGATGCTTCTAAAGGTAAAGGTAAAGCATTAAGAACTGTAACGGGGCATGCAGATGTTATTAATAAATTTAATAACTTTTTAAAGAAACACAGAAGCTTTGACAATTTACGATTTGATACTTTAATGTCTGATGTTGAAGGAAGTATACTTGAATTAAAACAATTAAATAAAACTTTACCAAAAAAAGATAAAATACCAAATATTACTTGGTTAGAAAGTGGTTTTATAAAACCATTTAGAAAAGTAGATGGAATAAAAGAAAAATTACTTTCTGGTGATATTTTTCAAGAAACAGAAGGTGCAGGTTCACGTATATTTACAGGAGATATACCCGGTAAAGAAGTTATAGGTATAATACTTAGAGGAATAAGCAGAATAGAAGATCCAGAATTAAAAAATGCAGCAATTTTAGGACTATTTGGTCAAAGGGCAGAAGCTCTTATGAATATGAAAAAAGATCCTATATCAGCATCAAAATTTAAAGGAAAAATTAGACCTTGGTATGATATAAATACTGGAATTATACATAATCCTACAGATATGCCTAGTATAATAGAAATTGGTGGAAGAAAACGATTACCTCCATCATCTCAGGTAGGTCCATTATTGCGACAAGTATTAGCTCAACAACATTTTATAAGTAAGGGCAAAGAGGAAATGTTTCCAAATTTAAGAGCTACCAATCTTACAAATATTATAAATAATGTTGTCCATAATAGTGGAGGAATATCAAACTATCCACCAGAACTTGTAAAAACACTCGGAAGAAAACTTTCTGGTTTTACTGATTTTCGTAGATTATTTGCATCAATTATGATTAATGAAGTTGCTGATCAAACAACTGATCCTACAAAAAAGAAAGAATTATATAAACTAGCAAATAAAATGCTAGGACATGGAACAACAAAAAAAATGACTTTAGATGAAATAGATGATCTTCAATATAAAGTATTAACAGACCATTACGCTATATTAAAAGATAGTAAAACTAAAATTGCTGATAATAAAATTCCTATATTAATGGAAACATTTATGGCAGATGCTATGAATGCTGTAGATGATAGAGGCCAATTAAAATCTAATAGATTAGCAGCTATATTAAATATAGATGTACCAGAAAATTTTGGTCATATTTATACTAATACAATAGAGGGTGAGATAATACAAGAAACTCCAAATGTAATAGAACGTAATGAAACAGTACAACTTAAAAGTGATACTAAAAAACTTATAGAAACAACTAATACTAAAAATATTCAAAAACAAATTTTAGGTAATATAAATGAAACTATAGAAGTAACTCAAGGAATAGAAGAAGGTGCAGTAAAATTAGAAGAAAAGGGCTGGGTTGTAGATAGAGCAACTGGAAAAATGATTCCTCCAGAAAAAGAAATTACATTAACTGATAAACAACAAAGTCTTTATGATAAATATATAAATCCCACTCCTAAAGAGATAGAGGAACAAGATATTCAAGAGCAATTAGCTAAAACTGGAACAAGAGAAGAACAAACTATAGCACGACTTGCTGGTAAATTAGGTGTTTCTATAGAACAGGCAACAGACATAGTTAAAAATAATAAAACTAAATATTTAACTAAAGATCAAATAAAGAAGGTATCACCATCATTGAGAAAAACATATGGTTTAAAAGATTATAAAAATGCTGCTTCACAAGAAGATCTTAATAAAATGGCTAAAGGTTTAGGTATAAAATTTAAAAAGAATGTAGACCCTAATAAACTTGATGAAAAAATGAGAAAAAAATTAATAGGAAAACTTGGAGGTATTGGAAAAGTTTTATTTTTATGGAGTATATTTACCGGATTTAAACGTGCAAAATTTATAAAAGAAGAAGTTCCTGTAGAAATGTTTGAACCTAGATTAACAGAGGAAGGCAAAATGCCTTTTGCTGATCAAATGTTTGACGTTTTTGGAGAAGGTGCTACTAGTAAGAAAAAATGGAGAGTAGCATATGAAAAATATGCTGGGTTTATTCCATGGTCTCAGCATCTTCCTCCGGATGTTGCATTTGGAACAGGAATGGAAGAAGAACATTATGAAGAAGTATTAGAAGAAGGCTTCGCAAAAGAAGTAGAAGGAGGTCCATTTGGATCTTAATTTAATAATAACTAAAAAGGGAGGCAATTATGCCAAAAGGAGTAGAAGGAGCATACCGTTCCGATTACGTTACACGTAGTGTTAAACAAGGTGAATTTAATGAAGCTAATGAAGCTGCATTACACCGTTATCCTTTAGAGAAAGATGTAATGGGTGCAAACTCTGGTGCATTCCAGCAAACTCAAGATTCACCATCATCTAAAACTAATCATAGAGGTGCTGCTAGTAAAATAGAAGGTAAAGTAACTCAAGGTGAACACGGATAATTAAGTCAAAATAAGGAAGATAATATGTCTGATCCTGTTGACATACAAGAAGAGCTCTCTGAGGGATCTGGTCTTTTAGGTCTTATACAAGCTCGTATGCAAACTGCAGAAAATGGTAGACAAGCACATGAAAAACGATGGTTAAAAGCGTATAAAAATTTTCGTGGTATTTATGATTCTACTACCCAATATACAACTACTGAAAAGTCTAAAGTATTTTTAAAAATAACTAAGACTAAAGTACTTGCTGCGTATGGTCAAATTGTAGATATTTTATTTGCTAATAAAAAATTTCCACTAACTATAGAACCTACACCGGTACCTGAAGGAATTGCAGAATTTGCTCATCTTAAAACACCTGCTGATCAATTATCTGATCCCTATGGTTTTGAAGGTGATGGAAGGCAATTACCACCCGGAGCTATGGAAGCAACACCACCAAACTTAGATTTTTTAGGATCTATGGCTAATAAGTTTGGTCCTGATGCACCACTTGCTGAAGGTCCAGCTAAAATAGGTGAACCTCAAATATCTCCAGCAAAAAATGCTGCATTACGTATGGAAAAAGTTATCCATGATCAACTTACAGATAGCAATGCTGTAAATGTACTACGACATGCTATTTTTGAATCAACTCTTCTTGGAACAGGAATTGTAAAAGGTCCATTTAGTTCTGGTAAAACTATTCACAAATGGGAAAATGCCGAAGAAGAAAGGGTTTATACACCAGAACAAAAATTAGTTCCTCGTATTGAGGCAGTTAGTGCTTGGAATATATATCCTGATCCTACTGCTACTAATATACAAGATTGTGAATATGTAATTCAACGTCATAAAATGAATAGATCACAAATACGTAATCTTATGGAAATGCCTATGTTTAATCCTGATGCAATACGGGAAGTTATTGTTGGGGGAGGAAACTATACGGAAAAGTACTTTGAAAACACTATTCATGATGATGAAACTGAACCATATGATAACCATGAACGATATGAAGTATTAGAATATTGGGGTGTATTAGATACAACTACTGCTAAACAAATGGGTCTTAAAGATACAGCTGAATTAGATGATTTAGTTGATGTACAAGTTAATATATGGATTTCTGGAGGTCAGATATTGCGAGCTTGTGCAAATCCGTTTACACCAGAAAGAATACCCTACTGTATGTTTCCTTATGAAATAAATCCCTACCAAATATGGGGTGTAGGTGTACCAGAAAACATGGAAGATGCACAATTACTTATGAATGGTCATGTAAGAATGGCTATAGATAATTTAGCACTTGCTGGTAATCTTGTATTTGATGTAGATGAAACCTCATTGGTACCCGGTCAAAATTATGAAATATTTCCGGGTAAAGTATTTAGAAGGCAATCAGGAGTTACGGGTACTGCAGTAAATGGTATTAAATTTCCTAGTACTGCCGGTGAAAATATACAAATGTATGATAAAGCAAGGCAACTTGCTGATGAAGAAACAGGTATACCAAGTATTATGCATGGACAAACTGGTGTAACTGGTACAGGAAGAACAGCTGCAGGATTATCTATGTTACTTGGATCATCCGGTTTAGCTATAAAAACTGTTATAAAAAATATAGATGATTATCTACTTAAACCAATGGGAGAAGCTTTCTTTCAATGGAATATGCAATTTAATGAAGATAATCCTGATATAATAGGAGATCTTGATATTAAACCAAAAGGTGCAGCTTCTGTAATGCAAAAAGAAGTACGTTCACAAAGATTAACTATGTTATTACAAACAGTGGCAAATCCAATGCTTGCACCATTTATTAAGATACCAAACTTATTAAAAGAACTAGCTATATCACAGGATATTGATCCTGATAGTTTAGTAAATGACGTAAATGAAGCACAGATTTACGCTGAAATTCTCAAAGGATTACAAGATGCCCAACAACCCGAACAACCCGAAGGACCCCCTCAAGGCCCTAGCCCCTCTGCTGGGGCAGGACAAAATGGAATGGGAGGTATTGGAGGCGTACCTCAACAACCTCCACAAACAGACCTTAATGGCACTGGTGGTGGCACCATCGGAGTTGGAGGTGTACCGACTGCAGGGGAAAGCGAATTTACTGGAAATCCTCCTCAAATTGAAGGATAACTTTAGAGATATGAAAAAGAATGTCAAAAATTGAATTTGAAGAATTAAATAAATTTGATGCTAATGTAGTTGCATTAGATCAAAGAAAAATTGATATACCTGATAAGTTTGCAGGTACTTTTGGTGCAGAAACTCAAAAGAAAATTATAGAAGGATTTACTCCTAAAATAGGTGGACAAGCTTTAGAAACAGCTCTAGATGTAAATAAAGTAAATATACAAACTCAAGGTAATATAGCAGTAAACTTAGATCCAAAAAGATTATATGAAGGTTCTTTATTAGATTTAAAAGATAAGGATGCTTCATCAGCTCTTGATTTATTAAAATCTGCATCTAAGGATTCATCAATTTTTAATTCTGATGCATTTAAATTTTTACCAGATTCAGCAAAACGAATGGATGCAGCATTTGATGATCAAATGAAAGCAATTGGTGAGTCTGGTAAAACAGCAGAGGAAATGATTGAAGAAGGAGAAGCAGGAGAAGAATTAATGGAAGGTATGTATGCTCCTGAAGTAGATTTATCAGGCCTTTATGATCCTGTAAAAAAACAAATTGGAGAATGGGGTGGTGATGCATGGGATTATCTTTTTGGACCAAAACATGACATATCTAAATTATCAACTACTGGCCCATACGATGTTTCTAAAGGTTTATATGCAACACAAATACCTACAGGATTAAAAACTACATCAGCTCAAACAAGTATTGGACTAAGTGGACCTCCTCCAGCTTCTCTTGCAGGTAGACAAGCAGGAGATATAACTAATATATCATCATTGGCTACTGCTGGTGCAAGTGCTTTTGCAAATATAGGATTAGCAGTACCGGCTGGAGTACAAACAGGATTACAAACCTTTACAACATTAGGAAGTGCTGGAGCTGTTCCTTTTCAAACAGGGTTAGGTACAGGAACAAGTGGTACAGCAGGTGCAACAGCAGCAAGATCACTTGGTCAACTTGCTTCTGTTTGGGGAATATATGAAGGAATTAAATCTGGTACAGGTCAAGGATATATGAATGCAGCCCTATCTACTGCAGCTTTAATAAATCCAGCTTTAGCTATACCAGTTGCAATTATAACTGGATTACAAGCCTTATTTGGCATGAGAAGAAGAGGAAGACCAAAATTCCCATTTGGAGGAACAGAATTTAAAACAGAAGGAAATAAACTCACGTTTAAACATCCCTATGGTTATAATGGATTTAATGGAGGTGTAGCTCGTGCAGGAGCAGCAAGTGTTGCTGATTATGTAAATACCTTTGTAAATTATTTTGGTGATTATACTGGACAAGGATTACAATTTAATTCTGGAGCATGGAAAAATGCTGTAAAAAAGGATCCACGATTGGGAAGATATGATACAATGAATGATAGTGGTTATGCTGATCCAAGTGTATTGATACGAAAAGTGCTTGAAGCACCCGGAGTAATAACAGGTACTCCTATGAGAAATGGTATGCCAGTAAATGACCAACAGCAATATGAACAAGAAATGAAAGGTTTTAATACGTGGTATACTAAAACAGCAATAGAACGTGGTGGGGTAGCAAATAGACAATGGCTTAATACAAAAGAGGAACCAAATATGTTTGGAGAGAACTGGGCTGGCCAATATGGAAAAGTTCCAGATCAAATTCATCACCGTACAAGAGGTGAATTTCTTTATGAAAGAGGTAGAGGTGGACTAGGCCAAACACCAGATCCTGTATACAGATGGCATGAATCTTATGAAGATGTTAAAA